GTCCGGCGATGCCCGACCCGCCGCGAGCCGCCCAGCTTGACCGCCGGCACGCGATCCGAACTCACCGCGGCCGCGCGCGCGACCAGCACCGCCTGCGGAGTCGCGGAAGCGGCCGCGGCCGCGCGCAAGTCGACTATCAGCGCGCGCGCGCACTCGCCCGCGGCCGCCCGCAGCCGCCGATTCGCGTTCAGGCGTAGCTCCCGCTCCACCCCATTCAGCGCTTTCAGGAGCGGCAGCACATCTCGCGTATCGATGCTCACGCCCTCGCCGCTCATTCGCGGTCCCGAACGCTCGAGGAAGGCAAAAACCGAAAATATTTTTCGAACAATCGCCATCGAGGGGCTTGTTTTGGGTGGGCTTCGGGAGAGCGAAGCGGGGTGCGGGGGGTGCCGCTCATTCGCTCAGAAGGTCGATGAGCGTTGCAAGGTCGCGGGGTTCGGCATCCCAGAGCGATTGCGGAGGGATTCCGGTCCGGCAGGCGAGAGCGGCGATGGTCCGTCCGACACTCCCGCCGGGGTAGGAGGGGCATCCGCGGCATCGAACGACTCGAGGTCCTCGAGCAGCTCGAGCCAGGCATCAAACCCCGGCCGCTCCGCCTGCCCGCGCGTGACGCAGGAGTACGCCAGGAACGCCGCTTCGGTGAACGGCACCGCGACCGTGCCAGTCTCGATGTTGCGCGTAGGCAAGCCGTGAGTAGCCGCGTAGCGCTCCCACAGCGAATACTCCCGAGCCCCGCCGCGGAACAGGATCGTCTCGCCGGCGACGACCGCCTTACCGGAAATCTCGATCACTTCGAGGACCCCACCTTCGCGCGCGAGGTCGCGCCGGTCCCGTCCGTCCGCACCGGAACGCCCACGCACGGCATCGAGAAATCCGTCGTAATCTGCACGCCGGCATCGCCGCCGATTTCGACCGGCCGCACCTGCACCGTGCCCGCCCAGGTGGTACCGGGAGCGGTCGCCGGGGTGAACTCGAAAGGCACTTCTTCCAGCGAGTGATCCATGCACCAGTTGACGAAGCCCGCCGCGGCCTCGAAATCTTGGATCATGGTGCCCTCGAGCGCCCAGGACACCTCTGCCAGCGGCGGGGGGTTCGGGGTGGCCAGCGTTTTGGTGCCGTCCGTTTCATCGATGGACGGAACCAGCTTGACGTTCGCCGCCTGATAGGAGTAGTCGACGGCACCGAACGTGATCGTCCCCGGACCTAGCCGGGAGTCCGTAAGCGGCATATCAGTAGTCCTCCGAGACTGTTACGACAGCGAGAATAAGAAGCGACGGCAGCGGGTCGACGTTGGGCCCGCCGCCCCACTCGGCCGGCATGTAGGAGTCGACCCCGAGCGCGCCGGTAGCGAGGTCCGCGACGGCATAGAGCGCGTCGACCGCGCCCACCGTGTTGAATGCCGTGCCCGAGACGACGTGCACGGGTACCGCGAACGTCCGGAACGCCAATCCGCGGTCCGTCAGCGACGGCAAGCCGACCAGCACGCCCATCGGCTGCGCATAGAACGCGCCGGCGTCGCGCGTGGCCGTGATTCCGACCGTTTCGAGCGCGTCGATCACGGTTTGGATCGCGCGCGCGGCCGCGGTTGGCGTAGAGGTCACCACTAGAACGCCACCGGCCGCTTGATCCCCGTCAGGCGGTAGATATCGCCACGGTTGGACGCAAGCGAGAGGTCGCCCAGCGCGTCGCCCGCGCCGTCGCCATAGGAGGCGTACCCGGAGGGGGAGCTGCGGAGCTGGTACACGTGCGCGGCCCACATCGTCGCGCCTAAAACGAGGTCCTCGCCGACGTACAGCTCATCGCCGGCCATGAGCGGCACCGCGAACGGCCCGAACACGTCCGAGCGGCGCCCCTCGAGATACGCCGCTACGCCGTTTGTGGCCGCGATCAGGTTCGACTCATCGGCTAGCGAGGGATCGCCCAGGTACGCGGCGACCATATCCGGCGTGAGCCAGGAGCGGGGAGGCGGGGGGATGCTCATACGGTGATGACCCCCCGGCACCCCGCGCGCCGGCCGCAGCGCGCGAGGTCCGAGGAGCACTCTCCCCTACTTCCGCGGAGCGATCCGGGTCGCGCCGCCGGCCGCCGCCGCCGCGAGCGGCGTCACGCGCACGATCCCCTCCGGAATCTCGAGGTCGACCGAATCGAACGAGGTCACCCCAATCTGCACGTGCATCGCGCCGATCATCGTGGCCGTGAGCCGCGCCGGAGCGCTCTGCCGCACCTCGAGCGCACGGCTGTAGGCCACGAACAGGTCACCCTCCGCGAGACTCGAGGACATGTAGACGTCCAGGCCGCCGATGCTGCCCGAGCCGGCGTTGTTGATATGCCCGTCCGTCCACTTGGAGAAGCCCTCCGCGTCCCACATGAACCCGAACTGGTCCGGGGACGCCAGGATGCGGTCGGCCGTGCGCCCCGCGTAGCCGGGCGTGCCCGCCTGCCGCGTCGCCACCTGCGCGATGCCCGCGCCGATGCTCGCGACGTCTTGGACGCCCGTGACCGGCAGGAACGACGCGATCCAGGCGTCCAGGTCCATGGCGTGATCGACCAGCGCCTGCTCAAACGCCACGTCGACATAGGCCGGCGTGGACCGCTCCACCAGCGCGTAGGTGGGCTCCGCGGCCCAGGCCCATTGCCTGATCGGAACGGACTTCTTCCCGAGATTCGCGCTCGAGGTTGGCACCGCGGCCATATCGTCGACCATATAGCCGCCGTCCGGCCGGTTGGTCCACCGCGGCTTGATGATTTCCATGCCCGATTCCGGCATCGGAGCACTCTTGAAAGCCTCCGCGAGCGGCGAAACGACGCTCATCGAGCCGAGCACCTCAGACGTATACGACGGAGGCAGAACGCCGGGGTTGCCGGCCACGTTCTCCACCGTCAGCGCGGCCTGTAGCAGCGCTGCGGCCTCATGATCGCCACGCTCTGCGCGCACGTACGCGCCGAGGTACTCCGCGAGCGTCAGACGCCGCGGCGCACGCTCCGCGACGACCAGCACCGGAGCGCGTTCGACCGGCAGCTCAGCCGGCGGAGGCGGAGGCACGGGAGCGGGAGTAGGGTCACCCGCGACAGGGGTGGGGGTGGCAACGTCCATTGGGTCCCCTTCGGGGTTGTAGTGAGCGGCGACACGGGTAACCATGGCCGCTTCGAACGCCGGCACACTGACCAGCGATACCTCATAGAGATGAGCGAGAGTCACATCGATAATGCCGTCGGCGCCAATCGTCCAGTTGACGGGTTCGGCGCCCAGGGAGAGCCCGGAGCGGCTCCCAGAGGCGGCTTGCGCAAGCGCGGTATCGCCGTCGGCGGTCGCGTCGACCCGGAAACGCGCGGTCACGGCATCGGGCCCACTCTCCAGCTCCGCGAGCACCCCGACCGGCCGATTCTGGTCATGCCCGAGCACCAGCGGCGTAGTCCCCCGCGCGGCCTCTAACGACCCCTCCGCGAACCGGTAGACGTCGAATCCGATCCGTTGCGCGACCCCATAGGGGAGCACCGTCCCCTCGATCACGCGCCGTTCACTATCCGCGCTCGCGCGCACCTCGAGCCTCAGCATTACGCCCCCTCCCCCTTACGGATGCGGAGCTGGACCGCGAGATACGCGAACGCTCCGCCGAGAATGCCGCCCGTCAGGAGTCCGGCACCGATACACACGAGATTCGTGCCGCTCATACCGCACCCGGAGTGAGGTCCGCGGCCGCGCCCGCCGGCCCGACGCCCAGATAGCTGCGCGCCTCATCGACCGAGATAACGCCGGACTCAAGCAGCTTGACCGCATAGTCCGCGGCCGTGGTCGGATCGGCCCGCAGCCATTGGCCGGCGTTGAAGGTCACGCTCTGCCCCTGTGCGGTCACGTCCGGCCCGGACAGGGTGGCCTCGATAACGCGCAGATACGGTGCAACCGCTTGGGTAAGGAGCGACGCTTGCGTCGCAGCAAGGTTGGCGTACAGCATCGCGCTCGCGTTGCCGGTTGGCGACGCGCCGACCAGCGCCACCGGCACCCCGAACAGCCGAGCGCACTCGGTCGCGCCGATTGCGCGCGCCTCGATCAGTTGGAGGTCCGCCGGAGCAAGCGATTCGCGCGAGTATTCGAACCCCTGTAGGAACGCGATGCCGGCCGTTTGCCGCGCGGCTTGGAAGTTGCGCACGATCTCGGCCGCGTCCGCCGGCGACACCTCATGACCCGTGTTCTTCAACACGCCCGCCGGCAGCTCCACCGATGAGAGGCGCCGCGCGGCCGCTTCGAGCTGGTAGACCGCTAGCAGGGTGGTCGCGCCGTAGGCCAGGACGCCCTCATGACCCGCGCGGAACGCGATCAGCGCCTCCGGCTTGAGCTTCGCGCCGGCCACGTCATACCCCTCCAGCCGCGAATAGGAGGCGTAATCGTCTGACACCAGCTCATCGACGCTGGCGGCCGGCAGGTAGCGCGCGCGCACCGGCAGGCCCTTCGGATTGCGCTCCGATGCCACGCCGTCATACGCCAGGACCAGCCAGTACGCGCGGCCATGGAACAGCAGATCATCGACCGTCGCGGCGACCGTCGCCGGCCACGTCGAATCCGGGTCCGGCCGCGTCAGCAGGGAGCCCGCGGGTAGCACCACGTCCCCGCGGGTACGCCGGACGTCAAGCTGCGACACCGTTCCGCAGATCAGATTGCGGCACGCGGCCACCGTCGGGATGCTCATGGCGAGTCCGCGCGACCCGAACGAAAACGCCGGGTCGCCCAGGCGCGCGCCGTGAATGGCCTGCATTTGCCAGGGAACCGGAGGGAGGGAAGACCGCGGAGCCCGCACCCCGGAATGGTCGGGAGCGGACGCCTCCTGACGCCGCCCGGACCCGGCATCGCCGGTAAACAGTTTCCGCAGCCCCCCCATGCGGCCAACGTACCGGACCAACCCGTCCTACGTTCTGAGCAGGCAAAAACCAAAAATATTTTTCGAACAATCGCCATCGAGGGGCTTGTTTTGGGTGGGCTTCGGGAGAGCGGAGCGCGGTCCCGGCCGCGCGCCACCGCCTTACTACGCCGTTTATGCTCAGCGCTCGAGGGGGAGGACCCACCCCGTAAACCGGACAGGAGAGGGGAAGCACGAATGCCGCAGGACCCAGAGGTAGAGGTCGAAACGCGCGTTCCCGTGCCCGTGCCCGACCGTGACCCGGACGCGCCCCAGCGCGACGCCGGCGACGACGACGACGCCGACGACGACACCGAGTAGGAGGAATCAACGTGAGCCCCGACCCCGAGAAGGTCACGCCCGAGGAAGCAGGAGCCGAGCCGCAGCCCCTGCCGCCCGACCTGTCGACCAAGCCATGGAAGCCAGGCGACGAGGGAGCCACGCCCGAGGAGCGCGGCAAGGACCGCGAGAAGCGCGACCGCGAGTAGCTAGCCCGCCGGGCCCGCGGAAGCGCGCTTGCCGCGGGCCCGGCATTTCCTGATCCTAGCCGGCCACGACCATCGGCCGATGCCCGCGCTCCGGCCGCAGCTCGAATCCGACCGCCCATATCAGCGCGCGCGCCAGGTAGATAGGCCCGGTCGACGCCCTCGAGCTTAGGAGCGTCCCGCGCTCCGCGACGGTATACGCCACCGCCGATAGCACCTGCTCGGTGAGAACGTTTTGGGAGGCGTGAGCGAGAGCGCCGCTGCGCACCGCGACGACCGTAGCGTTATAGGCCGCGTAGGACTCGGAGGGAGCGATTTTGACCGTTTCGCCCACGCCGGGGATGCGCGGCACGTGATGCCGGAACCCGTCCGGGTAGAGCAAGCGGACGCCCCTGTGCGATTGCGCTATCTGCCCGACCAGCTCCCACAGCTCACGCCGGGAGGCGCACACCTCGCCGCGCACGATCACGCGCCCATCGTCCGGGTCAAGGCCGGCATGGATCAGTCCGAACGGCTCGCCGGACACGTGCGACTCGATAGCGATGGTCGACAGCTCGCGCGGCGGTATCTCCCGCTCCGGAGCGCGGCAGCGGCCCCAGGCCAGATCAGACACCCAGGCGCGCGCGCTGCCCGATACCCACTGATTCAAGTAGTTGGTGCGGAACTCCGCCGGCGACGTCGACCGGTAGAGCCGCTCGAGCCGCTCGAGCCGCCGCGGGGACCAGTGCGCGGAGGCGTCGCGCCAGGCGTGCCTATCGTCTATGTCGGCGTCCGGAGCCGCCGACCACTCGAGTATCAGTAGCTCCGCCTCATCAGGATTGGAGAGCTGCCCGAGCGCTAGGGAGCGATGCTCCGCGAACAGGTCCGATGCGGAGTCGCCGGCCGTCGATATCAGCCAGAGTTGCGGGTCCAAGCGCTCGAGCTGCGAGGGGGCTAGCCCGCCCTCCACGACGGAGCGCTCGACGTTCCAGGCCTCATCGACCACGATCAGCCCGCAGGAGTAGCCAACGCCGGCGTTGCGGTTGGCCGCCTGCACCAGCCACGTGCCCGCACCGTCCGCCCACTCGATCCGCTCCGCGCCGACCTGATAGCGCGGCCGCGCGCCCCACTCCGGAGCCATGCGCGCGACCGGACGCCACGGCAGGAGCGCCGTTTCTTTCAGGTTGGCGACGCTCAGCACCGTTTGCGGCTCCCCGAACAGCTCCGCGCTCGAGCCGCGCCACCCGCACAGCCCCCGCAGCAGGACGGTTTTACCGCTCTGCCGCGCGACCGTCAGCAGCACCTCGCCCCAGCGGAGCGATCCATCCGCGCGATGCTCGAGCGCGCGCCCCAGCACGTAGCGTTGCCACGGCCGCAGGCGGTCGCCCAGGTTGACCGCGATCCATTCCTCCGCTTCGGGCCCATAGGTGCCCGTGACGTCCGCCGGCGTAGGCGTCTCGATCCGACAGGCCGGCATCTCGCCCGGATCGCCGCGATTCGCGTGGACCCGCGGATTCCGGATTTTTCCAGGGGTTTTGCGGGAAAAAATAGGCGTACTTGGGGCCGGGTCAACCGTCGCACCCGAAAAACCATCATCGAGTGAGCCGTTCGGCATCACGAACAGCGGGGACGGCATCACCGCGGCGTCCTCACGCGCGCGCCGCGCACGACCGGCGTCCCCCCCCCCATTCTGACGCCGCCCAATCGGGAGCGCCTTCGCTCGAGCGCGGTTGCCACGCCGCGTGTTGCAGGAGCGATGAGCGATGCGCAGTAGCTCGAGGGGTGGGCACAGCTCACCTCCCGCATCAACAGGGTGCAGGTGGTCGACCGTCCGCTGCCACGGCCCCGAGCTATCGAACTCATCGCCCCCGCACAGGTGGCATACCTGCTCGAGCAGCGGAGCGACCTTCCGCGCATAGCGCGTCCACTCACTCGAGTGATGCGGCTTGCGCGGCTTAGCACTCACGCCGGCAGAGTAGCGAGGGGGGCCCCGCTCCCCCGCGAGGATACGGCGGAGCGGGTACCCCTCGCACGGGAACCGGGAGGAAGCCCAGGACGGCGGTAACTAGGCCGGCCTACCGGGGAGGCTTCACCCTAACAGGAGCGGTAGCGGAGCTGGACTAGATCGCCAGGGGTGAAGCGCCAATCGAGCGCGCCGACCATCTCGAGAATGACCAGCTTTGGGGACACATGCACCGCGGCGACCGTCCCCGCCAGGCCCGTATAGCGGTCCTCCAGGCGATCGCCCACCTTCACATCAAGCACGCGAATGGTGAGCGACCGCAAGCCCTCCGGCACGACGTTACCCATGACCCCGCGGAGGATACCCCACCCAGGTGATGCGCGTAAAGACCCCACGCCCGATTCTCGATCAGGCGCACGCGCACGCTCGAGCCCTCGCCTACCGTCGCCCGCGTCTGCTTTTTCTTGAAAGGCCGCTAGCGCATAGACACGCCTTATAGCGGGCGACTTTCCCCGCGTACTGACTCTCACGAGTCCGGGGAAAGTCATGCTAGCGGGCTAGCGTTTGAGCGTAGCAGACGCCACCAAAAGCCCGCCGAAACCCGCCGAATCTGCGGAGTTATCCACAGCCAGCTATAAACCGTCTAGCTACCCCGCGGCCGGCCCTCGAGCCAGCCGCGGGGGAGACAGTCACCGCTTGACGCGGTAATGCGGCCCGATTTCGGGTCGCCACGCGCACGGGCATACCTCGATGCCCGCGCGCGGTACCTCGAGCCACGCCCGGAACCCATTGAGCCCGAGCGGACTCACCGGCCGCACGTGATTGTGTACCACGACGTCCGGAGCCGGCACCGGAGCCGCCGGCGCATAGGTCAGATACCGAAACACGCGGCCCCGATGCGTGATTTCGACTACGCCCAGGTCGTCACGCATTTGGCCGCGTCCGAATCTGCCCCTGTCCGGATCGCACGCCCATCAGCGCCCGTGCGCGCCGCGTCGCGTGCCCCTTCTTCGCCGCCTCAGCCCGCTCCGCAGTCATTGCCGGCCGCGCCGCCGCAGCGCGCTTGCGTTGCGCCTTGGCCTTCGCCGCAAGTGTCTGCCCGCGGGGGACAGCCTTCAGGAAGAAGGTCGCCTCCTGCGGAACGCTCGCATCTAGGTCGAACGACTCGAGCTTACGCCGAGTGTCCGGGGGCAGCAGGAACCGCATGACGATTCGGCGCGTAGGGTCGCGCGGGTCGATCATGTCGACATAGGCCACGGACGGATAGAACAGGACACCCTGCGAGCCGAACGCCCGTTTGCACGCGTTCGAGAACATGCAGTTATTCGGGTCGCCCCGCTTCGAATACTGTTGTTCCTCAGCGGTCACGTAGACGACGATATCCGTCGTCGCCTCTATGATTTCGAGCCCGCCGAAGATCGCGCGCACCTCATCCGCCTGCCGGCGGAATACGTCCGTCGTCGCCATGCCGTCCTCCTGTCGTCTTTACAAATGCATTGCTGTTGGATTCTACGCCCTGTCCAACAGCAATGCAAACCTCGCAGCATGGACGAGCCGCGCGCGGTTTTTGCCGGAGCCGCGCGCGGTATAATCGGGCTATGCACGCTTCCCCTCCTGATAGGCAGACCGCGGAGCTAATCCGCGAGATTCGCGAGCTACGCCAGCAGCTCCGGCGCGGCCCAGCGCGCGACCACGGCTTTACGCAAACCGGTTGGCGAGAGGTCCGCGGAACACATGGTGTCGATTACGTCCGTGACCCGAACGGCACAGACGTCCCGCCCTGGGTCCGCTAGACGCGCAGGCGCCGGCCGGCGTCCTGCGGGGGACGCTCGCCGTGCCAGCGCCAGCGTAGGAGCGCTTGAGAGGCGTCCGCGCGCCGCTCGAGCGCCAGCACCTCGGAGGGTTCGTGCACCGCGCAGTAGCGCGCGCACAGGGGGGCGTAGCGGGATAGATGAGCCCCGCAGGTCAAGCACGCACGCATAGTCCCCCCCTGGGTCAGTAGTGCTCATTGTCCGCGAGCGCATCCCCACGCCCGAGCTTGCGGCCGCTGGTATCGCCGCGCGCCAGGTATGGCCAGAGCACGTTAGAGGCGTCGCCCTTGGCGGAGCTGGTCACGTGGTCGAGTTGCAGCGAATGGCCGATTTCGTGCGCCGCGAACGTCTGGATATCGAGCCTATCGGAGCGACCATCGGTCGCCCACGAGTACGCCGTAGAGAAGCGAATGTCGGACTCGATAGGCCGGCCCTTGGCGTCGTACCAGGCCCACGCGCACGCGGCCGCGCCGGAACAGTCCTGGCCGTTCAGGGGGCCCCAGTCGACCGCGTTCACGCCGTCCTGTGAGGGGGCTTTCGCACTCGTTTTGCCCTCATAGACCGCCGGCGGGGAGGCGTGATCCGCGATCCCGCACCAGTTGACGTTATTCGTCCATTCCGATTGCGCGGAGCGCACGGCCTTGATGACGGCATCGCGCTCGAGCCCGCTAGGTGTCGCACCGATACGCCACCTGCGCGCCACCTCCCAATACTCGGGCCCGATGCTCGCACGCGAGCTGCTACCGCACTTGACCGCCGCGGCCGGTTGGCTCGAGTCGACCCGCACGGACGCTACCGCGCGCAGCAGCCGCCCACTCTGGCGGTAGAAGACGACACCGAGCACGCGCCCCGCGCGGTCGGACTCGAGCCGCGCGAACCTCGAGCCGTCGCGCCGCTCCAGCTCGCAGCGTAGGAACCCCCCCGCGAGCACCAACCGCAGCGCGCGACCGCCGGCCGGCGTCCGGAAAGCGAGGTCGCCCGCGTGCGCGCGCTCGAGCCGCAAACCGCATGGCGCCGGCGTCGCCGCGACCGCCGCGCGCGCGAGCCCGAGCCCGACCGCGAGCCCGACCACGAACCCCAGCACGTACACCCAGAACGACGCCCACGCGCGGCTACTCATAGCGGCAGAAGCATTCGACGTCTGCCACGTAGCGCGTTCGCTGGTAGACCCCTCCGCCGTTGCTCTGCGACCCGCTCGAGCCGGGGGACGTGTTGCCGCCGACCGTCCCGAACGACGTCCCCGACCCCGGAGGGGACGTAACGAACTCGATATGGTCCGCGACCCCATCGTTACCCCAATCGAACAGCGCGATATCGCCGCGCATGACCGCATGGGGTTGCACGATTGTGAGTCCTGTAGCGCCGTTGCGCGCATCCTTCTCGATATAGGGGCAGTAGGCGTAGCGCGACCCCTTCACGAACGTTTTCGACCCCACCTGCTCCGCGCACCAGGTACAGAAGATCGCGCACCAGGGTTGCCCGTCCATGCCATACCAAGCGCCATACTTGTTGGCGTTGCCGGCCCCCTCCTGATACCCCACCTCGCCCAGCGCCACCTCTACCGCTCGAGCGGCGATGCTCGAGCCGGCCGCCGGCGGCACCTCTTGCGGGTCCCAATCCGCGACGAGCTGGACCGCGTAATCGTCCATCCAGCGGGTCAGCACGTTCCAGAGGTCGCCGCCGATGGAGTCCCCATCGTCGCCGGCGTTCACCTTATAGGTATCGCGGAACCGCCGCACGCTCTTGGCAGTCTCATCGCCGTAGTTGCCGTTGCGCGCGTGCCCGGTCCCCTCGAGCGCGCGCCACAGCGCCCGCTGGCACGCCTCTACGCCCTTATTCGACATACCGCGCTCGAGCGGCAGCGTTTTGGGTCGCGGGGAGGGGGTGGGATTCGCGGAAGGTTGGTCGCAGAACGCCGCGCGGCCGTTGGCATCGATCCATGGCCACAGCACCGGGAACAGCGTGCCCCCGATCACGTCCCGGTCCCCCGGCACGTTCACCGCGTCGCGGAACTTCCCGCAATCACTCGCAGTCTCGCCGCCATAGTTGCCGTTGCGCGCATTCGCGCTCGAGTAGCCGAGCCCCGCGGCCGCGGCCCAGAGCCCCCGCTGGCACGCGCGTATGTCCCCGCGCGGCCCCATACCGCGCTCAAGTTCCTCCCAGAGCTTCGGGGGGTGAATGCTCATCACGCCACCGGGAAGTGCATCGTTTCGAGGTTGGCCCAGGACCCGCCGGCGGCCGTGGCCGGATTCTGCAACCCGCCGATACGGATAATCAGCATTCCGTCCGTCATGACGTCGAGCCGGCCCACGTTCTCGCCGCCCGACGACGAACAGCGCAGATTGAAAACGCACACCCCGGCCGGCCGGTAGCCCGCCGGGAGTTGGAAAACCGCCTCATTTGACGCCCAGTTGCCCGCCGATTTCGCGAGCAGACCACTCAGCCGCACGATCCCGCCGGCGTCGCGCCTAAACCGCGGAATCGAGTACGTCGGAGCGTTGTAGGCCTGCCAGTTATTCAGGAACGCGGGTTCGCCGGCCGCGCCGACCACCCGCCAGGCAGCATCGATCAGGTCCGCCAGCTCTTTACTCGTGACCGGGTAGTCCGCTACGGCATCGGTGCCCGTCACATAGGGCACGCCCTTCGGGGTGTGACTCGTCATGCCGCTCCGATCAGATTCGTGAGGCTTGCCGCGTCCTGCCAGCGGCACGCCGGGTCGATGTCCTGCCAGAGCACATCCGGCGGAACGCTCCGCCAGGAGAGCCCCATACCGCTCCGGATCGGGTCCGAGAGCTGGACGGTTGACGTCCAGGCGGTCCCCTCGAGCACGTCCGTCCAGCCCTCGCAGACCGGTTGCCAGGTCCCGACGACCGGACCGCCCGCGGGGAGGTCATGCAGGAGCACCAGGCCGCCGATCAGCGGGGTAACCATCCCCAGCACTTGCACCGCGGGGAGTAGCCAATGCGGATAGCCGCGGCGGTTGACCATGGCCGCGCCGAACTCGGCCGCGGCCGCCTCCGTTGCGAACGTCGATGAGACGCCGCTCGAGCGCTCGCCGTAGCGCGTGATGCTGTCGGCGTTGCGCGCACTGACGGTATGCGAATCCTCCGTGACCCCATAGGCCACGTCGACCACGTTCACGACGTCCAGCGATTGCGACCAGCCGGGAGCCCATAGGACCAGCTCCGGAGGGATGCTCAGCGCCGCGTCCGCGAGCGCCTGCCGCGCACCGACTGCCTGTACCAGGACGCTCCCGTCCGGCAGGTCGACCACGGCAGCGCCCTGGGTCGCGGCCAGGTTCTCCAGCTCATAGCCAAGCGTCGACTCGGACGCCAGGCGCGCGGCCACGCGCGGATTCTCGGGAGCGGCCTGCACCGTGTACGCCGTCCAGTCCGCCTCCGCGAACACGCGCGCCACGCGCGCCGACCACGATTCCTCCGGCCAATCAGCGGCCGCGCCGATATGCCGGCGGTAGATACGCGCCAGGTTGCCGGCGGCCGTCAGCGTCACGTGCCCGGAGGGGTCCCAGGACTCCGCCAGGTCCGTGACCCAGCCGCGGAAGCGCGGCACGCCGGCCATGACGTCCACCTCGAGCAGGTCCCCGCACGCGATTGGGTGAGCGTCCGCCAGGTCGATCAGGTCAAGCGTGATCGTGCTTGCCGTCGGCCCGTCCGAGGGGTCGACGCGGCCGAATCGGATCGTGGCGGCCGCGGTCACGCCGTCTAGGTCGAGGTCGCGGCCGGCGACGCCCACGCGCGTGATGAGCTGCCCGTCAGGGATCACGCCGTATGCCCCTGCCGGCGATCATGAGCGTCGAGCAGCCGGCGGATTTGCCGCGCCGTGCCCTCCGCGTCAAGCGCGCCAAACACGTTGATCGTGACGCCGCTCGAGCCCGCCGCGCGGATTGAGCTCGAGCTGGTCGACCGGGCCCCCGGCACGCTCGAGCTCAGCGCGTAGCCCCCGACGCTCCGCCCGAGCCCCGGCACCCAATCCGGCACCTTCGGAATATGGATCTTCCCGAGCCACCCGATGAGCGTTTGGATGCCGGCGACGAGCGCATCAAACGAGATGTCCGCGATGCGAACGAAGATGCGGTGGACCGTGCGCAGCGGCTCGAGCAGCAGGAGCACGGCATCCTTGACGGCACCCAGCGCGCCCGAGTCGATGCCGGCCTCTATCGCGCGCTTGACGATTCCGAACCCGTCCGCCAGGAGCCCGAGCGCGACCTTATAGGGGGTGAGGTAGAGGTCGATCCCGCGTTTGAGCAGCCCGAACAGGTCATCAACCGCATCGTGGAAGGTCTTGGAGGAATCGTAGGCCTTTTTGAGAGCGAAGATGAGCCCCGCAGCGCCCACGATTGCGAGCACGATCAGCCCGATAGGGTTCGCATCGAGCGCGGCATTCAGGAGCCATTGCGCGCCGGTCCAGAGGATCGTTGCGCCCTTTGCGAGCAGCGTTGCGGCCTCCCACGCTTTCATAGCGATATTGGCCGCCAGGATCACGCCGGACACCGTGGCCACGGCCGCGATCAGGAACGTGATCGCGCCCGTGTGCTTGCTCACGACGTCCGTAACGTCTTTCAGGACCGGCAGGAGCTTGCCCAGGATCGGCAGGAACGCCGCGCCGATGGATTCCTCCGCCTCATTCACCTCATTGCTCATGACCTTCATCTGGCCGGCGTAGGTCTTGGCCGCGTCCGCCGCGGCGCCGCCCGTGAGCTTCGCGGCCTCCTCGAGCGCTTTCGTCTGGTCCTTGCTCTTGATGGTCGCCGCGTCGATGCCCGGAACCAGCTTGTTGAGCGCCCCGAGCCGGCCCTGATCGGCCTTCACAATCGCCGCGGTCGCGGTCGCCAGGTCCGTATGCGACGCCGCCGCGATATCGACCGCTTGCGAGAGCTGCTTTTGGCCGCCGGCAGCGCTATGCGTCGCCGCGGCCAGCTTCTCGAGCGCCGGCCGCATCTCATCGTCCGCGACGCCCGTAGCCGAACTCAGCTTCGTGATGTAGTCCTCGGACGCCTTGATTTGAGCGTCCGTGGCCTTCACCGTTTTGTGCATCGAGCTTGCGAGATGCGCCTGCGCGTCCGCGTCCTCCGCGGCGGCTTTGGTAAAGCCGAGGATCGCGCCGCCGGCGACCGCAAACGCGGCCGCGGCCGGTACCGCGGCCTTCTTGAGCGCGGCGGAGGCTTTCTGGCCGCCCGTCATCTGGTCGCCCAGCGCCTGATTCACCTTATTGATGTCGCGCACCGCGCCGGCAGTTTCCGCGGCGATCTTGATAACGACGTTAGAGATTCCGGCCACTACAGGACCCCCGCGTCCGCGAGCACGCCGACGACCGCCGCGCGGTAGATATCGACCGCGCGCGAGGCTTGGAAGCGCTTGACCGTCGGGTCAATCCAGTAGTTGCCGCCGGCGGGGGCCCCGAACCGCGGCCCGCCGCGCTCCGAGCCCCAGAGCAGCGCTCCGGCCGGCGTCCGGCGATGCCCGACCCGCCGCGAGCCGCCCAGCTTGACCGCCGGCACGCGATCCGAACTCACCGCGGCCGCGCGCGCGACCAGCACCGCCTGCGGAGTCGCGGAAGCGGCCGCGGCCGCGCGCCCGTCGACTATCAGCGCGCGCGC